TGGGCTCATCGCTCCATTTGCTGTCACAGTCCCAGGCTTGGTCGCATAATCGTAGGTCTTCTGAAAATAGCGAGTACAGCCCAGCGGCCCATCGAGATTCTGACCAAACGGGACATCCAACAGAGTCGTGCACTGGCTACCGGGTTCGTGCTGGACGAAAAAAACTTCAAACGTAGCACTTGCGGTAGCCAGTAAATTGTCTTGTCCCAAAGCGCCAATAAAATTCCCATTCTGCCAAGTGTCGTTAGCTGGACTCGTAAAGGTTGAGCCGGCTGCCACCGCAATTGCCAAATTATAAGCATTTGCACCAACTGCCGCCGTGAAAGTTCCGGCACTCGGCCATAGCGGCAAATTAGGTAAAGTAATAAGTGTAATCGTACTAGCTGCGCCTAGGGTACATAGCTTGGTTAATGATCGTGATGCACTGGGATCTCTCAGGCTTAATCCAAATTTCAAATTCGCAACACTCGAACGCACCAGCAGTGAAACCGAATGAACGTCATTCATCAATTCGCGAAAAGCCGGACCTTCGATGCGTTGCTGCAAATAGACAAGATCAGTAGCAGCTAATGACGTTTTCTGGGTTTGGGCTGTGATCCGTTCTAAAGCTGTAGTAATCGCGTAGTTTGTCCCGGGAACAACAACACCCGCACCTGCACCAATTGGCGATACCAGGATTCGTTGGAAAAGAGGGTTCAGTGACCCGTTATTTCCGGCAGCCCATCTGTCTTCCAACATAGTATCTTGCGCCGGATTAGATAGAGCCGTTCCACAGTTGCGCTGGGCCACCTCGAAGGTCCCGTTCCCAACTGCCGAAAATGACCTCAAACGTACCGCAGTGATCTGGCTTGTCACGTCCACCTGGCTGCCCACACTCGAGATCAGCTGGCTCCCGGTAATCCGCGCATAGGTGCCACCGCTCTTGACCTCAAGCAGGTTATCGGTCGGATCCAGAGTCGAGCTGGCCGGTTGCCCGGTGACAAAAGAAGGCTGGATAACGGCACCGGCAACGATGTTATTGAGTTTGCTTGCCGTGATCCCCTTTTCACCGTCGACGAAAGTGTATCCTGCTGCGATATCGCTCATAAGCTGAAAGTTAAAGAATCCAAATACACGCTACCGTTTGTGGCACTCGGCCACGAGAAATTCTGCCGCACCATCGGATAAATATTGACCGTGCCACTGGTTCCAATCACAGCTTGAAAGAGTTGCACGTCGCCACTGGAATCGTAGCCCCCAAGCGCGCATCCCCGCTGTACTGCCGGCCTAGCACCCACAGGCAGCGTGAACGCTAAGGCCGCCGCGCCACTCGCGTAATTGATGATCCCTTCGCTGAAGATCGTCTGGAAAGCGCCGTTGGTTTCTACGCGATACCGGGCAGTCGTGTTCTCGCTCCAGCCGGTGCTATAGCTCAGCGCTGTCCAAGTGCCAGGGTTAACCGTGCCGGCCGGGGCAGGCGTTGACCAGTTACCGCTGCCGTCCAGATATTGAGTCGCCGTGCCGGAGAGGATCCGCAGGCTCCCAGTCCGACTCGTAGTCGCTACCGGGACCGGATCAGTGCCATTGTCAAGATGACTCGGAGCATGGGCGCTCGGGGCAAAGGTAGAAGGTTTTCCACTGATCCCAGTCCAGGGAGCTGCATCAGCTAAAGCGGCATGATCAACGATATTATCGGAATTCGTATCATACACGCTCTTAAGCATCGCAGTACTGTCAGGAGGAAACGTGCTCGGTTTGCCGGTAATCGCCGTCCAGGCAAGCGCAACGCAGGAAAGTTTCGAGGCAACAACCTGGATCGTGGTGTTATCTACTGCCGGACATAAACCGGCCAGGACCGATGTAGCAAGTGCTATCGGATCACTGCCCGCACTCAAATGCGTCGCAGCATGTGCGCTAGGAGCAAACGTAGATGGAACCGACGTTAGCTTGCCCCAAGCCAAGCTGTCAGCAGTATCTACGACCCCGTTATTATTGGTATCGTAGACGCTTTTAAGCATGTCGCCTGTGCCTGTCCCGCCGCCACCGGACACTGCGCTGGGCGGAATCTTCACCAAGTTGCCGCTCGAAGCTTGGTAAAGCAGCAGATAATCGCCGCTCGCGTAGCTGCCTACCGCCGTCTTATCGGTGATAAATGAGGGTTGTATCGTCGCATCTTTCCAGGCCAGGTTCAGTTTCTTAGCCGTAATCCCGCCTTGCGCCTGATCGCTAAAAACAATATCGGTTAAAAGTTCCTGGCTCATGTCGGACTCAGATGCACATTAATGGGCACCACCGGACTTCCTAACGTGAAAGTGAAAGGGGCGCTCGGTGAACTAGTCCCCCCGCTAGAGTTCACCGCAACCACAGTCACCGTGTAGTTGCCGAACGCTGTACCTGCCAAATCATAATGAAGCTGCGCGCTGCCATCGGCATTGATTTGCGCGCCTGTCGTTATCGGACTGGACGCTAACCCGCTGATCACGAATCTGACCGGGTTCAGCCATGTGCTCATACTTAGCGGATAAGAATCACAGACCAAAAACGGTGCTGCAAAGGCTGTACACCTGAACAAACACCACCATAAAAGAGCAAATCTCATTCTAAAGTTGGTCGCTCAAAGTCTTGAGCCGACTTAATCCACCCCAAGCCTTCGTGAGCTGGTTCGCATGCGAAAACCATCTTTTTGGCGTTTCCCATTTCCCAACACTACCTGGAAACACGAGGGTCACGACAATTCTGGATTCTGTGCCGCCGGCTTTTGGGTTATCGTCAATCTTCAAGGCTTGAGCAAGCCGCACGGACCCCTCGCCAATTTTGCTTGATGGTCCAACGTCCCCATAGATCGCATAACAGTTGTCACCTGTTTTTTCGTTATAGACCAAAGCCACATCACCGAGCTTCGCGCCGTTAGAATGGTTTCCAGGTAAAACGATGAACGGTATGGAGTTGCTGTCGATGTAACGGTATGGCGAATCCTCGCTATAGGCTGGATTAAAATGCGCAGTGGCCGAAACGTAATAACCAGGAAACGGATCGAATATTTTCTGTTTAATCGGGTAACCCTCTGCGTCGACAGGACCACCCCACCAATCGCCTCCCTGGTCATCGCCGCCATTTGCCGTGAAGTCGGTGCCGCCATTATTTGGAGCGTAGGCATTCGGGGCGCCGTCTGCATCAATTGCAAAGCCGGCCTTATAAACAAAACTTTTGGGCTCACCATCGACTGAATAGATCGTGACGCCGGCAACTGAATCAATTTCAGAGAGTTCGCTCATTGCGTTATCTTTTGCCACAGCGTCGGACCCTGTTTCTTCACCGTGCGAATCGTCTGTCTAAGCTGTTGTTGTTTCAGTGCCAGTCGCCGTTGCTCGGTTTCCAACTGCCTTTTGTCCTGAGTCGTAACCACCTTGGAGGCCACTACCGTGCCGGTACGACTGGAGGTCGCCGCAGCTCTCGAGGCTGCTCCTGCCGCGCTTCCCGCCGCACCTGCAGCAATGCTGGCCTTAGTAGCAGCCTCGCTAGCCGCAATTTCACTCTTCAGCGCCGCAGCTTTGGCTATATCGATTGCCTGCAAGACAAGATTGTTGGTTTCCACAGCTTTAGAAAGATCTGCTTCGACGCTGCGCTGAATCATTCCGACCTGTTCAACAACGCTCTGCAACGTGTTGGAGGCAGCACTGAACTGCACATTGCGTGTATGCTCGGCGTTTCGTGCTTCCTGAGCGGCTTGCTCGGCTTTCAAAGCCTGGCTTTTTACGACATCGATTTCATGCGACTGCGCTTTAAGGAGATCTTTCAATGCTTTATTAGTGCCGTCGAATTTGACCCACATAATGCCAAGGCTGATCGCCACAATCGCCAAATGACAACCCCAGAACAGAAGATCGTTGGCGCTATCGGCGCTAAACCGGCGTTTGCGCTTTTTAACCGGCTCAATTTCCGTTACGCTTTGTTTCCAATCTTTCGAGTCGTCGATCGATTCGTTCAAAAATGACGCTGTTGCGTTCGATAACCTTCGTTGCGTCGCCGACCATTCCTCTAAGACTTTCGATATACTCTCGTCTCTCACCTTCATGAGCTTTCTGCAGTGCCGCCATGTCCTTGCGGGTCTGTGAAATGAAAAGCCAGCATATGCCCAGTACCAGCGCGAATAGCCCAATATTGAGCGCCTGGATCGGCCAGCTCGATACACGCTCCACCCCTTTGAGCGCTTCGTCGATTACTTCGCTGGATACCGCTAGAATCATTCATCTCGGCTGGAGGTCCATCAGTCATTTAAACTTTTCGATTAGCTCAAGCTTATCTTCTGACTGAAGCGCCCGAACAAATTTGTCGGCTTCCTCAAGACAGGTTTCACCCTTAGCAATAAAGCTATGCATAGCTACCGAGAGCCGGATCTGATACACACTCTGACCATATATCTCTAAAACCTCCTGTTTAGTCATTTTACCAGTATTCGAAGACCCTTAAGCGTTTGCGATCATGCTTGAACCCGTGTTGCTTGAAGAGGTCTATCACCTGATCAAGCGCCTCGCCGTTTACCACCGGTGAAAGTTCCCAAGCCGCCCCGTACCAGAACAGAGATGGCACCGAACCATCTCCGAAACAGTAGCACTTGACAAACTGATTAAGCCCGTATGCCTCCCGCGCCTGGGCGTTCCATCGCCCAACGATATCCTGGTAAACGCGCCCAATAGCGTCAAACATCTGGCGGTTTACTAATGTCCGTTTGACGTACGCCTCCGGGAAATAGACGTGTTTTAAGACTTCCGGCGGCCTGAACAACTTCAGGTTACGCCCTTTCCAGGCGTCAGTCGGAAACCCGTCAAAGCCGATATCAAACCGGCCGTAGACCTTTTCCATCATCACCACCTGGTCAGTTAAGGGCGCCAGTTCAACCCGTCTCATAAAGCTTCTTTATCCTTTGCTTGTCGGCAGGGAGCTTGATACGGGCTCCATCCCGAATTTCCCGCTTGTAATAATGCTTAAGGAGCTGAGCGGAGGTCTCAGCTTTCCTCCGCTCCCGCTCCGAACGCTTGTCGCGCACGATGATCTGCATTTGTTATTCCGTGTTGTTCCACGTGGAACAACATTAAAACGGCAACGCCTGGCCTTTAGCCTCTTTACGCAGCCGCGTGCCCATGTCCGCAGTGCTTTCCCCAGGCCCTTCAGCCGCTTCTTCTTCAGGCGATTCAGACGCTTCCTCACTTACCGGTTCACCGTTAATCGAGTCAATCGAGACAGTTGCCGTACCGCCGCTCACACTCTGCACCGTGCCGGAAACACTGTACTGGACGGTGTCGCCTTCCTCGGGCGGTACACCGTCCTCAGCCAGCGCGTTCACCGGCACCTTGCACGTATATCCTCCAGGCCCTTTGCTGATGCCAATTGCAATTGTTGCCATAAATTATGTAGGCGTATAAGCAGATTTGGTTTGCAGACAAATTCCGTTCCAGGCACTCAGCGCCATAGCCGCATAGAACGCCTTCCAAACCAGCGTTTTGAATTGACCAAACGGATTCGCACTGTCCGGATCGGTTATAGTGTACACCTTGGGGTTAGTCGGGTTATCCTCGCCACCAAGAGTCGGAACCGCATACGCATCCTTACCGAACACTAGAGCGGCAATTACCGCACCGCCTGACACGTACGTGCCTTCAGTACCGCCACTAGTCTGATACATCGCGTTAGTTGTGCGAAGCACCCGAATCCCAAACAGTCGCCCAATCTCGCCTTTCCACACCTGCTCCGGTTTCTGGAACGCAGATGCGTAAGTCCAGGCGCTGCCCTGTTCTTCGATCAAATCGCGTTCCTGTTCCGGGCTGACAACAGCTATGAAACACCCGTCATCGAATTCCTTGGCTTTGTTAAGCCGCAGCTCGGTGCACACATCGATCAAGTCATCACTCGAGAATCTTCCCTGTTGCCCAGTCAATGCACTCAAACTGGTAAAATCGGTCGCCGTTCCGGCATAACGTTTAGTAAATTTGGTCGGTTCCTCGGTTGTCCCATTGACGCAGGCATCCCGGATAAGCTGATCGCACCACAGCGCTGCCTCTTCACCAAATTTGGTGGTCAGCGAATCAGCTGTATTCAGGAATTCTGTCATATCGACCACGTCCGATATCTGCCCATAGGAACCATATTGGGTCAGTGTGCGAGTCACATATTCGTACACCAGTTTGTAAGGCGCAGTAGAGGGCGGCTGACCTTCAGTCAATGTAATGATATTGGCAACGTTCGCCGGTGGCGGCCGGAATATCCGGATCGTCTTGGATCCCTGGCCCGGTTGAATCGGAGAATGATAAGCAAAATCATAGAGCTGCAGAGTGTTGATCTGGTGCTCTAGAAGTTTCTTGGCAAAATAGATACGGTACTCACTAGCTTTATCAGTAGTGGTAACCGCACCATAAACTGGAGGAGGCATAACTTAAAAAAAGGGGTTACCCTCTTTCTTGGCAGTAGCAAGGAGATGCGCCCGCATCTCCTTGGTCGAGAGACGCTCAAAGTCTTTAAGACTTTGCACTCTCGGCCCGCCAGGTTTGGCCGGGCTACCACCGCTAATCGAGGTTAACCCCTCGTATCTCTTTAATTCTTGGTCTTTTTTATCGAGCGCCGTCCGCAAATCCTTTGTGCTTGCTTCCAGCAACTCCATTTTTGCCCGATGATATGCAGCTATAATCCCGCGCGGATGCTCGCGATAGATATTGCCATCCGGTCCAGCCATGATTTCCCGCAACCTGCTATCCAATGGTGTGCCGTCACGCATAAACTCAGAATCGGCTTGCGCAAGCTCGCGCTCCGCAGCCTCCCACTGAGCTTTGTGCTCCGGTGTCCCCATCCTTGGCATGTCAACCTTCTGGTGCCTGGCCTCGTGATCAGCTTTGGCCTTGGCTTCCATTTCCTTGATCTTCTTATCTGCCGCTTCAACCAGATCATATCTACCTTCCTGATCCCATTGACCACGGTAATATTTAAGTTCATCAAGGCTGTAAGGTTCCTCTTGCGACTTCCTGGCCGCTTCAGCCGCCATGGCTCGCTCCTGCATAAACGCTTCGCGCTCACGCTGGAAAGCTTCCTGCTGCGCTTTAAACGCTTTTTTTGCTTGCCGGATCTGATAATACGCACTCGGCTTTTTTACCGCCTTAACATCCGTATCAGTGTTAGCCTGGACCCCAACTTTAGGTTCGGAACCCTCAGAAGAACTCTCACCAATGCGATGATCGTACGCTTGATGGATCCCTCCGGTTTGAGGAGCACTACTCTCACTCTGCGTCGGAGCCGCTACCGCTGCTGCTTCTTCAGACATATCACTCAGGGTTTTTTAGCCGATGCTACCGCGTCCGCCCTGCATCCTATACCAGACATCAGCTCGATCTGGTCCCCGGGGCGGATTTGCGCTATCTTCCAGAATGCTAAAGCCTTCCTGGGCCTCCTCCTGTAGAGGGAACGCACGCAACCTGTGTAAGACAGCTAACATATTCTGCATCCCACGCGCCTCAGCATTCGCACTAACCGAATGCCGGTAAACAGCGTTAAACGTTGCATTAGCGACAATCTGACGCAGAAATTCAAAAAGCTTCTGGCCGGCTCTCTCCCGGCAGAACAAATCAAAAGTGGTGCGCTCTTCAGCCGTCCAATCTACCGAACGCAGAAACGGCCGACTCAGAACGACGCGCAAATACCATCGCAAAATCGGGTTCATAACATCACGCTTCGCAAAGCGTTACCCCTTATACGATTAATTTTATGTCGTAAGTCACGAATTCGACGGCGTTTCTGTTTGCCGTTCAAATCCTCTCGAGCACGAACCATCTCAATCCTCTCGAAAATCTCTTTCTCTTTTTCTTCGGTCGCATTCATACCATCGGTAACCCTCCGTTGCCGTTGGGACTCGAGGGGAGTACCGGCGGACCAGCCGGCCCGGCACCCGCAGGCATTCCAGGTTGCGGAATATTCGGCACACCAGGCGGCAGCGGCGCAGCCCCTCCGCTCGGCATCCCGGGCGGCATCCCGCCGCGTAAAGCAGCCATTGCTCCCTGCGCGTTTTGCGCGGCTTGCGCTTGCTGCTGCATCCCTTTCATAGTTTGCTTCACTTTGGCAATAAAGGGTTGGACCTGTTCAGCATGCGCTTTCCAGTATTGCGGATCAGCCTTGGCCGCCTGTATATGAGCCTGCATATGCTGCATGAAAAGCCCAAGAGCTTGAGGCGGAATTGGTTGACCCTGTTGCGCTTTCCACCCTATAAACCCGTCTTCAGTCGACAGATGCACCACGTGATCGTCATCCGGCTTAACCTGCGGCAAAAACCCGTCAAACATAATCGAGTTCTCAATCGCTTGTTGCTCCTGCTGATCGGCCATGATCTGCGGCGGTTCCTGATAAATGTCGCTGACCCATTGCGCATCCATGAGCTCGACAATCTTGCGATCGATCTCGGGTGTGATGATCCAAGGTGAACCTTGTGCCAATTGCCGCAGCTGCATCAGTTTTTGAATTTCTCTCTCGCGAGAATAGCCATCAACAGAACCGTTAGGCCTAAGCACGTACTTATTGTCAAATGCCGCATCAGGCAGGCTGATCCGTTGTTTCCGCCAAAAGTAATCCAGACTCGCATTATCGTACTGTTTGAGCAGACTCCAGCTCTGCTCAAAGACCCGTGTCATCGAGCCTTTAAGCACCCGCGCACGCAGATCATTGTTCTGCTGCATCACATTAGTGATTACATTGGTCTCAGTCGCCGTCTTGTTCCCCTGCGGCTGGTTCGGTCCGGCAACACCAAAGTCAGGGATCCCCACCCGCTGCTCTGCCATACTCCGGTTGTTAGCAATCTCCTCATCGAAGGAGACCGGCGGCGTCGGTTGTTGTACCAGTTGCAAGACCGAGTCATAAACCGCTCCAGGTTCCCAACGGATGTTCTGCGCGTTAATAGATCCGCCTTGCGTCGAGAGCACCGGCCGGTTGGCAATCGACATGAAATCCAGTTTCTCGTTCCACATCTTGCAGGCTGTTGCCTCATACATCTGCACCTGTTCGCAAACACCGCGGCTCGAGTAAAAACCGCCATCAGTCAGCTCATATGGAACCAGAATCAAGGGCACCTGCTTGTGCTCGTAAGGCAACTTGAAATCTCCGCGAGCCGGTTCATCAGGCTGCAACGGGCTAAACGTCTTGACCTTGATCTGACCGTCAGTTTCCCGCAGGTAAACTTCCCACAAAACAATCAGTTCTTTTAAACGCGAGTAGGATAAACCTTCAGCCGTATAACGCGCCTGCTCGTATTTAGGATCCGGTTTGCCCTCTCCGGTAATACTGTCCAGGTACGTTTCATCGGTGTTAAACCCTTTAGCTAGAGCATCGCGCAAATATTCATCCTTAGAATAGTGCATGACGTGCACCACCCGGTCGGCCTTGTTGAAATCAAACGTGCTCCAGGGCGGCACGATAACGAAATAGGGATCAATACTGGCAAAGGCTAAGCGCTCAGCGGCAGCGTCCCAGTACGGTTTCAAGATCCCCATCCCGTTCTGCAGACAGCTGTCGATTGCGCACACTGCAGCTTCGCTGAAATTGGAGTTCTCCCTGACCTTGTAATCGAACCATTGCGCTACTGAATCAGTGTAACTGTCGCCCTGTTCCTCCAACGAATAGAAACTGGCCAGCAACTCAGGCCCGAAAATCCAGACCACATAATAGGGTTTCAATTTCCCGATTATCGTGTCCGCTACGGGCACATGCACGTTAGCCGCCCCGGGCCACGGCCGGTTGGCTCTGCCGACACCTTGCCCACGCATCTTGTGCCACAAGACCTGGCGAGATTCCCAGCTCTGCCGATCCTCTAAGTCAGAGCAGATATCTTCGTAAAGCTCCTGGTTAGCTTCGCTCATCGCGGCAAAGCACCCAAATGCCCTCCTCCAACAAAACCCATCAAAATGTACAGCACATAAATAATAAAAAGGATGATCGCTACCCCACGAATAATGGGAAGAAACTGACCAATCCCAGGAATGTACCCGGCTAACCACAGGATGGCTCCCAAGATCACAGCCACAATCAAAAGCTGAAGAATGATCGTAATCAAAATCGCTATCCCGTTACCGTATCGCCAATACGCAAGATCAACCGGCCACTGCCCGGCGGTGTGCCTGTCACCGCGCACTTGTACCAGTTGTTGGGCAGCTCATGAACTGGCGTAAGAACCAGGTTCCCAGCCACTGTTAAGGGCGTTGCAGCCGATATCCCGGTTGTACTGGCTAATGGCAAATTGATCCAACCATTGAACCCGGGATTAAATACCGGACGCACCACTGTTGTTGAGACAGCCATAAAACGCCTATGGAGTAATGGTCGTAGGCGAATTAGGCCGCGCCTCAAACCGGCAGGTGATCATCGAAGCGTTAAGCGCAGTCGGGCTCGTACCAGCTGTAAAAAGCGCCTGGATCGTAAAGGCGTCCGCCCATCTGTACGTTGGTGTACCACAATCCGCGCTACGGGTACCAAAACAGGTCGTGAAAAGTGCGTCAATGGTTGTCGTGCCCACAATTGCCGTGCCAGGCGCCGGCGCCGCCCTTAGTTCCGGTCCTTCATCGGCCCAGGTGCCGCCCGCGTATTTCCACAGGTGCCCCGTATCGTCAGTAATCGCCTCCTCGCCCTCAACAGGACTCGGGATATTGGCCAGATCGGCCTCAGTCGCTACATGTTGTGCTGCCATTTGTTCTCCTTAAGGTGCGCTCGGATGACTGACATACTCAATCGAACTCGGTGCACTCGGCCGGCAGGTAAAGCTCAGCTCGCACAGGCTCTGTTCGCCGCCTCCGGTTAACCCGCTCGTTTGCCAGTTAACCTGCAACCGATCAGCGTAAAGCATGATCAAGACAGGCGGATTATCGAGCAGTTCGGAGCTGAACGTAAAAACCGCTTTTAGGATGTCACCAACCGGAGTGTCCCAGGCAAACTGCGCGGGTGGGGGCAAAGTTCCATTAGGCATATGTTGTGTTTCCGTGCTTTGGAATCACAACTTATAGGCATTTTTCCTTGACTTTTGCAAGAAAAGTCTGCAAGCGAACGCATTATGCCCCAAAACCTGACTGTCCGGGTCCATAAAACCATCACCTTGGCGCTCACTGATCTCTGTACCCTGACCCTGTCCGGGGACGCCGATAACCGGGTTTACGTTAAAAACCTCGGACCAGGCAAAGTCTCAATCAGTTTCGATCCCGCCACCACCGCCACTAACGCAGGAGTCGATTGCCTGCTCTTGGCTGTCGGCGATACCATGACCAAGTCCGGAGTCCCGCGTAACCAGGCCGTCACCCTGATTGCCGATACCGCGAGCACCGTCGTCAGCCTGGACGTATCGGCTAAATAAAGCGCTCTTTATCTGACGCGCTCTTTCCTAAAGCTGATATAAGGGTTCCTGTCGCCGGCAATCCACTCAAAGCATCCAATCGGTAGCCTTTTGCCGTTGTACTCGACATAAATCTGAGTCCTCTGTCTGGAGGTGAACACTCCATGATACGCAGCCTTTTCCTGCTCCAAAAGAGAAAGAAACTTCTTTGGCCTAGCCCTAGCCAGCTCATAACGCCAGAATGCCTTTTCTTCATCCCATTTTTTATAGCGTTCTTTTTTACGCTCCAGAACTTGTGTCGAGAGGGTCCGCTTTTTCCTAATAGCAACCACCCCAAAGTCTGCCTGAGTTAAGGGCAAACAAGCCGTTGGATGCTTAAGGAAAGCATCAACCATTTCATGACCCACCGAACGTTTTACGCCTGTGCCGAGCGTAAAGACAACTGCGTCTTGATCATCGTAATCATGAACAAAATCGCGTAGCGCCTCGCACAGTTTCATAACCTTCTGGCGCACGTCTCGATCCCTTATCCCTGGCCAATCTCTTTAACTGCTCCGGATTCAATCGCTTTAAAAGTCAACTCCACTCCAGTCAAAAACCCGGCGGCATAAGCCATCTGTTTATCTTGCGCTTTAGTGCAGACTTCGGCGACTTCCAGCCCATGGCTCTCCAGGTGCGCTTTATAGATGGCCAGGGCAGCGCTAACCACGTCGCCGATAAAGGGTTCATGCTCTTTTTTCATTTTAGTCAACCTGTCCACGCCCCTGAATCCTCCAGCAGCCGCCGCTCAGGAGTCGCGCTCCCAAGCAGTTCGCGGTCAAGTCCTTCGTAGGCTTCATCCAGCTTTTCCCACGGATCGTTGACCCGTTTAGCGTAAGTCGCAAAAGTCTGGATCCCGTGCGCAAACGCGCCACAGACCGCATCCGCCCTATCCGGGCTCTTAACGCCGCGATCGGCCATATCTTCCTTCTTCTCAATGCCCAGCCGGCCCCGGGCGTCATAGGTCACCTTGCGGCTGCTCAGTTGCGCAACCAACATCGGATCATTGAAAAGCACCAGTTCGCCTTTGGCAAGCCGTTGGGCAATTGAGTGCCAGATCTCAGCGCCGCGCGAAATAAAACGGTCCTCATCAGTCGCTTTAGCTCCGAAATTGAACCGGTTTATTGGCCAACCAGCATCTCGAAGCATGTCACACATCGGAAGCCCCAACCCACCGGCGTCACCCCAGATCTGCTCAGCACGAAGACTATGTTTGCGGAATTCCAGGATAAAGCGGCCCACGACGGAAATCGCATCGCTGTCGTGCCACCCCACGAGTTGTAAAAGTTTATTGCCGCTCCGGATAGCCAAGACGTTTTCGTCGCGTCCCAGAGCGAAATCGCAGAAAGCAGCGTATTCATGTCTGGATATTCTTGCATGTGGTGGATTATTGATCTGCGCCATTAAAGTGTTGAAGGGCACCACAAAACTTTCGCCTTCGGCCAGATCCATGAACTCGCCGTAGATCGAGCTACGGACCAGTGGATGCTGCTCGCCGTAGGTAGTCAGCATATCCTCGATCTTAGCCCTTGGAATATGCGGACATTGCTCTAGTGAAATCTCAAAAGTTATGTGTTGTGCTCGATTGGCAGCAAAACAGTCGTAGAAGGTGCCGCTACGCAATCCGGGTGAGGAAATCACCAGCAGCACGGCGTACCCGCACCTGTCAACAGCCTCAAATATGGCATTTGGGACGCTTTTTGCTTCGTCAACAATCAAGAGTAGCGGCGCATTCTTCTGCCCGTGATGACCTTCCATTCTGCTGGGCTCGTCGGTGGTGAAACTGATCAGTGTGCCACCCTGCGGCGTACGAATTTCGCGGGAGAGGAACTCCCAATGGGTCAGGTGCGGGTGGCGGTAGGAGTGCAGAGCGCGCATCAGCTGGGAATCCAACTGGCGCGCATCTGCGGAGGTGAGCACGACCTTAGCCTTAGGATATCGATCAAGCCAGCGCAAAATGACAGTTGGAATCACGATCGAGCTTTTGCCAGAACCGTTCGGAGTGCGTACAGCGATCCGAACCCGCTCAAGACTCGAGCCAAAATCGATCGCCTCGGCAATCTCGGCCTGCCAGGTGTAAAGCTCCTGGTTGAGCACCTTCTTAGCGAACAGGTGTGGACTATCGAAGAGACCTTTGGCCAGTTTCATTGTGGCTGACGCTGGTTAAATTTTCGTTTTCTGCGCTTCTCTACGACGCCACGCTCACGGTCGCGCAGCGCCCTGGCCGCTTTCTTGTCTTTAGTCGCCCGCCTGGATCCAATATTAGGCATCTCTCACTGTTGCCGCCTTTCGCAGTTGGGCGATTAAGGCCAATGGAGTTGGAACCCTTGATCTGCCTTCCCAATCTTTGCTCCAGAACTCCAACGCATCCGCTGCGCACGTGCAAAGGTTGCGTAAACGACTGATCTCAGCCTTGAGCGCTTCGTTCTCCAGAGCAAAATAAGTCGAACCTGTAGGATTCATTCTGAGTGCCTTCCGCAGTTTGAGTTGACTATCTGAAAATATAATTTAAGTTTTCAATTAAGAGACCGTAAATCAATAGTATGAACAAAACTACTTCTAAACTCTTAGGATTTGTTAAAGACTCCAGCGATACCATTTGGCAAATCGGTAACGATGTTTATCGAGTCACCAGTAAAGCTGGTGAACTTGATAGCAAAGGTCTTCCTAGTGCTCGTCGATGGGAATCTAATCTTGAGCATTTTATGCTTTACGCTAAACGAGGGGCTTTTCTCTACATCCAGCTTCTATGAAAGGCGGCAAACGAGCTGGCGCCGGTCGCAAGGCCGGAGTCAATGACGGACGCGAACAAATCACGATTCGCATCAAATCCGAGATCCTCGCAAAATTAAAACCAAAACCTGCCCGGAAAATCCGGGATCTAATCGAGGCCACTTTTTAGTGGCCTTTTTTTTCGCCATTTTCCGATGATGTGTCATCATCCCCGTTGCCATTTCCAAGTTGACTTGTCATCGGTTTGTAACTGGCAAACATCTTTTTAACCGATTCTCGCACCGGAGCTGCTTTAGCCTCGATCGCTTTGGCCTCCGAGCTGGTGATATTGATCTGAAGCGCGCCGATGGAATAATTCTGGATGTAACTGAGTTGGATCTCAGGCCGAGCGAATTCGGTCGGATACTTGCGTTCCAGGAACCAGGCAGCGCCTTGCCATCCGGCTTTACCCTGCCAGATTTTGCGGCGGTAAACCATTTCGCGTCGGATAGCACTTCTTTTTATTGCGGGGGAAAAAGTGCCGATACGAGCTTTATAGACGGTTTTGCGATCGATTTGACAATAGATAGCGGTTTGCTCATCAGAAAGGCCGAGCCAGAAACACTCAGAAAGCTGGCGTTGAACGAGCGGGGTTAAGACGGTAGGCCGGCCGATTTTAGGCATAGGTGAAATGAGTGTGAAATGAGCGAATTCGTTCCATCTCATTTCACTGTGCACACAAGCACAGTAGTGAAATGAGACGAGATTCTGGACTTTTTACGTGAAATGAGAAGTGGAATGGGCCATTTCATGCTAGGGGAAAAAGTGAAATGAGGCTGAAATGAGAACAGTTTTTACGGTGGAATGAGAAGTGAAATAACTCGACTTTTTACGTTCTTCTCATTTCAGTCCTCAGATGGGTTATAAGTTCTTGGTCCTGAAGTCTTTATGTAATATTTGCGTTTTTTGATCTCGATGAGATTTTTCGACTCGGAACTTTTGGCAAGACGGCTGACAGCGGCTTGGGAAATTTCCATTTCCTGGGCGATGATTTGGCATTCATTAATGCCGTTAGCAACGAGGTCTAAAAAGACATCAAGCGGGTTGCACTGTTCGAAGCGGACAACCATTTGTTGGCCGTTATCCAGGGGCATAAAATTCCATTCCAGGTCATAGGGTCGCTGTGGAGCATTGCGATACTTATCGAAACTGGAAATAAAATGGGCGCCTTGGACTTCGTGGTCGGGATCGCTTTTAGGAGCTTTGAGGTGGATGATCCAGGCAGCGGGATCTTCGCGTTTGGAGTGGCCGCGCATATAGAGACCTTCGCGACCGGAGTGATGAATAAAGATGACGGTGACGCGAGTGCGGCGCAGATCCAGGAGCCAAGGCAGAATTTTTTCCCAGTCGATTCCATTGTTCTCATCGACGCCGCTGATCAGGCAAGAAAGGTTGTCGAGGATAAGAACGGCGAACCTGTTCTCTTTACAGAAAGACAAGACGGCATCCTGCAAATCTTTATCGCTCAGGTTCAGGGTGCGGGTTGAGCGATCGAAAAGAATTTCATGGTTGAGATAAAAGAGATTTTCTTTAGCTGCGCCTAGAAGGTGATTACGATACTGGACATCAGCTAGAGGCATTTCACCGTCCATATAAAGAATTCTGCCCTCAATAAGGGAAACTTTCCAAGGACCGAAATCTTTGCCGCTGGCTAGGCAATGGGCGATATGGATACCGATCCAGGTTTTGCCGACACCGCGAGCAGCAAAGATAAAACCCAAATCGCCCTGCCGAGCCCACGGATCGATAAGCAACGGTCTTGGGCAAACATCTAAAGCTTCCAGTTGACGAGCACTCAAAACACTGTTTTCCAAAGAGGTGCTCCACTCTTGATTAGCTTCTTTCTGGGATTGCTCCCAAGTTTGTTTGAAGTTGAAGTTTTCCCGGCCGAAACGATCCATGTTTTCATTCCTCGGCTCGTAACTGGACTCTCAAAATTTTATTGCCATCCTTATCAGTTGAATGGAAAGCGATCGCGTTAAAATGACGGCGTGCGATCCGGAGGCGCGCGACGTAATCGGTTTTGCGGTTGAACGCGGTTCTGGCAACCGGGTAAAGGTCGAAATCGATTGGTTCTAGGCCATCATTGAACCTCAGGCGCTCGACTTCGTCGGTAATGATCTTATGGAAAAACTCGTACTCGGCCTGCCAATGGCGTTCGGGATCTGCGAGCTGGGTGGGGGACATTGGGAAATCCTTTCGCCGACACCCTCTAGAGCCCACCAAGAGCGACGCGAAGAAAGAACTCTGCCAGCCACGGCAGAACCAATTAGATGAAACTCTTGATGGGCGCTAGAAGGCATGCATTCAGGAGAGCCTTTCTTTCTTCGTGCCTAAGAGTTTTATTTTGTTACTCCGTCATAGTCAATGTGAAAATGGCGTGCCTGGCGGCGGGACAGTTCGTTTTGCATGGCGTCCACCCATTTGCGGTAAAGCGCTCGCTCAGCGCCGCGCAACGCTGTCGGCAGAGCAAGGGCTTGGAGGTATTCGGTGAGTAGAAACACTAGGCGCGAGGTGCGCCAGTCGGTGAAATCAGGCAATTGGTTCATTTGACGTTCTTGTAGGTTGAACCGGCTAAAAGTTGTTGGAGACTGTGGGCACTGATTTTAAAGAGCTGGCTCATCCAGCGACGGCTGAACCCTTCGCGGTGCATCTGGCGAAGGAGCCGGACTTGGTAAGGTTCTAGCTTGCGTTTGGAGTTGTATCTCAAGCTTTCCATTGGTTGAGGATAGAAATCGCCTCCGCAGCGGTTCTGACTACGTGCCACTCAATCTCATGAGCTGCGAGTCGTGCTCGGAAATTCTGCTGATCCTCACTAAGGGCTCCAGCAGGCGATTTAAACTCGATCCAGGCACTTCGGCCATCCTTACCCACCCAGAAATCAAAAACGCCGCATACGGCCGTAGAACGCTTGTGCGTGGCATGCCAGCAGTGAGGCAGAGCGTGCAACTGCAGCCAGGAAGCGAAGATGCGCTGCTCATCGCGCTCAAGCCGTGGACGCTTCTGTAGTTGGCTCATGCTACGCAGAATCTCTTGCTGGACCGGTACCGGCTCGTAGGGAGGATTTTCAGCCAGACTCTGCTGATAGGCATTCAGCTCATTCCATTTGATGCCCATTTTACTAAAATCCGCGACGTTGGCGAAGTTTTGCCAATTGCCTGATATATTTCGCACGTTCGATACACTGATTGCCAAAAGCATCTAGTTTATCTGCCAATCGGTATAACTCTTGTGAGTTGGTTTCGCTCGGATTAACTAAGTCAATCATTGAGCCGTCGTCAGGTGACTCCATGCGCCGATGTCCGATCTGATTAATAATCTTTTGCTCGTTATCGGGCGTTTTATAAAAGCCAAAGGCCGATTGCAGGTCGTCTTTGGCATCAGCGGGATTTTTCAGGACTTCATTTGCCAATCGCTTGCAGATCGAGATCCAAATATCGAGCATGATGTTTGAATCCTTCGATATAAAAGGCCATGTAGCTTTGGCGATTTCTTCTCCAATTTCAGGTGCTCTCGTTCTCGGCGGAATAGGATCGTAGTTTTGATACAGATAAGTTACAAAAATACTTCTGGCGTCAGTCAACATGAGCAAATCTCCGTTTTAGTTCTTCGATGAAACGTTCAAGTAAAGGAATAAAAGCTCGGCATGCATTGGCCTCGTCCTTCGCAAATTCCTCCATGACTTCCTGGGCTAAGATAGGAGGATCAAAATTAGCATGACGCGCGTGATAGTTAGCAGAATACAAAAAGTGAACCAGTAAATCAGGTTCCCTCGCCTTTCTTTCGCGCTTCAAGGGTTCGCCAAATGTTTCTTTTAAAGCAGATCGAACGGCTGATTTCAGGCCGTCGAAAGTCGGCATTTCATCATCACCCAAATTCGTGAAGTAAGCATCAGTAGCAGCAGCACAGATATGCATAGCTTCTTGCTCACGAGGGCCGGAAAGCTCTTCGTAACGGCGCGCTGTTCGATCGTTCAGGCCAGCTCTATCAAGTGTTTCTTCTTTGGTTAACTTTCGGTCATCGTTGACCGGAAGATCTGTCCGTTCACCCTGAGCCGTTTCTAATTCCCGGCTCAACTGACCAATGCGTTGAGCCGCCCGCAATCTGAGTTCGGCAAATTTTCTTTGAGTTTCCCGATCATCGCGGATTCTGGCGTAAGCTTCTAACTTGCCAGCTCTAGTGCGGATAAAATCGGCTTCATCGATTTCAACACAACGAGCGATCGCCGCAACCATTTGATTATATAACGCCAGCTCCTCCATTAGCTTTTAATGGTAAAATTTGTGTTTACTCGATCAATGCCACCGCTTTCTGTTCTTTAACTCGTTTGAGGACCAGGTTGCCCGGCTTGACGCTCAAAAGCTCGCCCAAGATCTCAGCCAGTTTGGTGCCAGCCTCCTTGGCTTTAAGGTTCAAGGATTTGGCGAGCAGTTTTTCTACGTTCGGAATCGAAAAACTCATGAGTCCATCAAGCCATTCCGGCTCGATAAACTCTTCCAGCCGGTTCCGGGCCGCCCGCCAGTCAGCGACCGCGCGCCGCTGCGGCCCAGGCACCATAGCATAATTGGGAATTGCGAAGGATGAATCAGCTTGCAACTTGTTCGCATAGAATTCCTCGACGGAATCGCACAGCCGCCGCAGCATGCTAACTTCGTCCAACAGTTTGGAAGCCCGCCCGGGTTCTAATGGCAGCTCAGTAATCTGCAGCTTGGCAACCGGAGCAACGGTCGCGTCACGGTACGCCTGGCAGATCATTGTGGCCGGGCAATACCGGCAGGCTTCCGGGCTCGGGGCGAACTTGGCATTGGGATCATTGATCGCCCTTAAAGTCGCGATGATCTCCCGGTAAGCCTCCGAAAGCGATTCTAGATCATAGCGCGCCTCGGTAACCCCGTAAGGCCCGCTGATGATCTGGACCACAATCTCCTCAACGCTCGGCAAAGCGATCCCGACAAGCACCGCCAGTACTTTAAGCTGGCTATTGGTTTCGGCCGGATCCGGCTCGCGCCAGCAGGTCTTATAATCGATCAGCAAAGCCAACTTTTCGGTGAAATACACTCGGTCAAATTGGCCACTGAGCGCTTTCTTCTGGTCAACATCCAGCCATAACCTGCGCTCGTTGATGCACGGCACATCCCTGGTGCCGAAAATGCGCTCTACCTGTTCTAGAGTGCGCTCGTTCAAGAAGGCTACACTTGCCTCCTCGCCACCTTCCAGTTGGACCTCCTGTCCGGCCAAGGCCGCGTGTTGGCGCTGTCCGCTTGCTGCTGCCAGGCTTTTCTTGTGCGCCACCTGCTCCAGACGAACGGCTTCGCGCTCAAGCTGGAAACTGCCAGCGCATAATTCGTGTCGGTGCCAATTGCTAGCCGATGGCAGTCCTAAGCGTTCGTCTTGCCCTTCCATATATTTTCCCGGTTAAGTTTTTCAGCCCGTGCCTCCCAGCGCGCCTGTTCAATGCGCCAGCGGGTATTCTGCTGGTGCGCAAGTGCCGTGCTATGCCAGAGCCACAGCGTCCAAAGGGTTAAAAAAAGCGTCCAAATAAAAAGTAAAAGGTCCATAGGCTAGAAAGGAATATCATCAGGTTGGGTCTCAAGCTCCGACTCAACCGGCGGCCTGGGTCCGGCAGCCG